TATGTTGCCTCGTTTGTCTTTGATGCCTCAGTGTTAAGGTTGCTAAATGAAGTCTTAAGGTTATCGACATCAGCTTTGCTCCTAGCCTGTCCTGTCATCTTAGTATTGATTGTTACAGTATGTTTGCTAGTTGTTCCGCTAAAGTCATAACCAATCTTACCAGATGCAGAGCCTGTCATCTTGTTACTACTTCCATTGCTAAAGTAGTTATAAAGATCACTTGCAATGTTACCCCAACTGTTGCTATTCATAGCCTCTTTAAAGCCTTCAACAATGCCCAGGAATATGTACTTGCCATATTCATACATTGCTTTTGCTGGACTATGTATGCCAAATTTATCTTTAATAGCATTAACTATGCCTGTATATAAAAGTGCAACAGGACTACTCCATACAGTAACTTTTGCTTGTATCTCAAGGCCTTCTTTAACACCATCAACAATATTTTTACCTAAGTCTTGAAGTGTTTTCTTTAATCCGCTTGAATATTTGGTATTCTGGGCGGCTTTGCTATCCATTCCGTTAGCACCGACCATAGCCTCTGAGAATGTCTGTCCGTTCCATATGTTGCTAAATGCTGTCTTAATCTTTTCGCCTATGGCTTGTATCTGTGTAATGATTGTTGATACACCATCAAATACTATCCAATCGCCAATACTTAATCTGAAGTATTCATTATTAAATAATGTTGCTGGAGCAAGTGCGCTACGCAATGCAGTTACAATTCCTGTTTGGAGTTTTGATAATTGTGTACCACTCCACATATCAGCCACTACAAAATCAAGGCATTCAGATATATCGACTTTGATTTTCTCTTTACCAAAAAAGCCCTCAAATATATCTCCAACTTCTTCGGCAAAAGATTGATTGACTTTGTTACCAGTTGCCCATTCATAGAGCTTTCCACCTAACTCAACGCCACCTATTGTTGCTCCAAGTATAAGAGTAAGTGGTAGATTTTTTGTAATTGCAAGAACACCAAGTAAACCGCCAATCGCTGTTTCGAGTTTTGCCTTTTCACTTGTGTTGTTTTGGAAACCTGTAATAGCCTTGCCTAAAGCTGTGATAATCTTAGAGCCAAGTGTTGTAACCTTGCTTATCAAATCACCAACTTGTACGCTTTCAATAAAGTCACCTAACTTCTTACCAATTTCCTCAAAGTCTGTATTATCTAGTAAGGCGATACCTGCATCGAGTATTCCGCCAACCCATGTATGTACTGTCTCTCCATACAAGGAAAAATCAGCTGTCTTGAAGAATGAGGATATCCCTGTTCCTATTGAAGTTCCTATGTTCGTCCAATTAAGCGTAGTTCCGAAAGCATTAGCACCTGTAAACACAGTGTTTACAGCTTCAGCAATAGTTGTTCCTATTGAGCTGAACATATCAGTAGTAATAAAGCCATTAAAGAAGTTAGCGACATTTGTGCCAAACTTTGTTGCTTTATTCTTAATTGTTGTCCAGTTGATGCTATTAAGTGCATCTGTTATCTTGTCACTTATTGCAGTACCAACGCCGCCCCAATCACCTGCCTTAATCATATCGGCAAGGTTACTTGCAAAGCTACCTAAAGCAGATTCAACGCTGGCTTCTTCATAGGTAACATTGTCACCACTAGAAGAACCGCCACCGCCACCACTTCCACCAGATCCACTATCCAGGTCTAGGTTGTTCAGTTCGTCAAATCCTTGTAATTGCTTATTTAATTCTCCAACAGCCTTAGATGCGCTTCCAGCACCACTTGCGACTTTGGCTGTAGCTACAGCTACTTTTGAGTAAGTGCTACGACCTGTTAGTTTTGCAAAAAATGCTGACAATGTATTCATTGCCGCTACAAGGTAATTGATAAAGGTCTGTAATGCTGGAGCAATTGTATTAAATATAGGCTCAAATGCCGCGCCAAACTGATACTTAAGTGTCATTAAGCTATTCTTTAGCGATTCAATATTCGCTCTTGTAGTCTCAAACTCAGCACCACTATACTGTAGTTGTGTAAAACTATCCTTTATCGCCTCTTTTAATCGCCTAAACAAGACATAAAGTGATCTAATTCCAAATCCGTATCTAAGGATTTTCATAAAGCCAGTGTTTGCCGCTTTAGTTGCCGCGCTACCTATTCCAGATAATGTTTCTTTAACCTTGGATAAACTACTTCCAATATTCTTGATACCTGAAGATAATCCAAGACCGCTAAACACTCTCTTAAGACTTGCGACCGCATCTTCTGCATTAGCTTTAATACCGCTTAGTGCATCCTTAATACCACCCGTATCAATCTTCGGTTTAGCATTATTTGTAGTGTTAACAAAACTCTGCACTTCGGCCTTTGCGGTTTCAAGATTCGCTGTGAGTGTATCTGCATTTATATAAGCGTTACCACTTCCAACCATCTGTTGCATTTGGTCTGTAACAGTTTGAAGTTCTGTTCTTGCGTTAACAATATCATCCGTAAGCTGTGCGAATTGATTACTACTCATAGATGTCTTGCCACTTAGAACATCACTCATTTGTGACTTAAGTCCTTGTAGTTTCGCATCTAATTCGTCACTTTGGTTTTTTAACTGCGTGAACTGTGAAGATTCAATCTTCGTCACACCCATTTGTTGCATTTTCTCTCGCAAAGTATCAACAGCACTTTGGATTGAAATAACACGCCTATTGAATGAGGTCAGCGATGAAGAATCACCGCTTAGAGCAGCGTTTTTATAGGCCTCAAGACCTGCAAGTGCTTGTTTAATTTTGTTAGCACTACTCGTTATATCTCTTTCAGCCTTAGTCATTCCGGCTGGATTTATAGCTGTTTGTGCTTTCTGTAGCTTAGAAGTATCAAGACCACTTAACGCCGTTTTAAGTGTATTAAGCTGACTTGTTAATTGTGAAAAGACTTGACTCGTGCCTTTCGCTATGGCTTCGACTTCCACTTGCACTTTATCTATTGTTTCTGCCATCTACTCAACCTCCTTTCTATCTTTGTACTTAGATTTAGTAAGATTGGCCCACGCAAGGAAGGCTTCTCTCGCTTTTCTTTGTTCTTCTTCTTTTTCTTTCTCTGTAAGTTCAAAGAGTCGTATAGGCTTTTCCATATATTTTGCTTTTGATTTCTTGCCATTTAGTACACCATCTATTGCTGTTGTTAAGGCACTAAGAACATAGGTTCCAACATAAGTGTGTATAACTTCGTTTTGTCGCTTTTGTTCCTGTTTCCATGCTTCCGCATAAACTTCTATTTTCGCAGGATTACTATGCCAAAACTGTTCTTCGGTCATCCCGTACAAATGGCAAGTAGGAAACCATGTTTTGAACAACCTAATCTTTAGGCTTTCTTTGTTCTCTTCTTTGGAGTCGCTACTTCTTCTTTCTCCGCTGAACTCTCTGCTGGTTCCTCTGCTTCTGTCGTCTGCTCTGTCTGTTCTCCCTTCTGAGATAGGGCGAGAAAAAAACCAGATTCCTCTAACGCTGTGTTGTAATTGTCGATAAGCGACTTAGGGAACTCTCCATTATTAGCAATTACATGAGCAGATATCTCCTTTGCTGCCTGAACCTTTGTAAGTCCACTACAGAATGAGAAATAACTATTGATTGCTGACATACCATAGATATCGGCTGTGTTAACATTGTCCTCATCTAACTTAAGCAAAAATAAAAAGTCTAATTCCTGTGATTCATACTCTTTTCCATTTACTTCAAATTTACTCATTTGTTTGTCCTCCGTTTTTTAATAATTTTTATAAAAAAAAGGGTGCAACAATCCTATGGTAGAACTATTGCACCCTATAAATTTGGTTATTCCGTTTTGTAATTAGGTGTTAACCTCAACACCTTAAGCTGATACTGGATCTGTTGGATTAACTGCTGTGTAGAAGTCTGGCTCTCCACCTTCTCCAATTGGAACAAAGTGTCCTGTTGTCTGAATAACTCCATCAACTTCTGCTCCAGGCTGTCCACGCTTAACAATATCAACAGGCATAAAGAAAGCATCGTCAATTCCTGGAATATAGAATGTAATCCACGCTCTCTTTCCTGTAGCTTTGTTTGTCTGGTTTGTTTCGTACATTGTGTCCCACATATCACACCAAGCCTGTGTATAGTTGAATGTGATAGCGATATCGCCACCTCCAAGATCACGAAGGCCCTGTACATATTTATGGTAGTACAGTTCATTCAGTGATGTTGCATCAAGAAGATTTGGTGCATCATCCATAGCTGGAATACTTATAGGTTCAGGAATGTTTGTATATCCTGTTGTTGGGCGAGTTCCACTTGCGCTTTCATAGGCTATACCTACTCTAATGCCCGCGGTACTAAGATCTATTGCTGCTCCCATTTTTGTTCCTCCTTGTTAGGTTTTATTTCAATAAAAAAGCACCATTTAAGGTGCTAGTTTTAAAACTCATCTCCGCTTGCTATTACTCTTCGCATTCGGATAATGTATCTGTGTATGTTGTTAGTCTTAACATAAGTAGGTCCTACGACCAAACTATACCTTAAGGCTTTCATTGCTGTGATACAGGCATTAGCAACTATTCGTGCATCTGTCCTGCTAACATTTGTTGTTACTTCGATTTGGATTGTACTTCTAATAGCGTGTATCTGATTATTAGGAATAGTATTACCGACTTCACTAGGCTCTAACTCATGTATATAAACATTTGGAAAGCTAGGTGTTTGTTCACTTATTTCGTTTGTAAATGACATATGTGTGTATTTGTTGTCTGTTGTTTTTGGTACCCTTGCTCTCAATTGTGTTGTAACTATGTTTTCAATCTGTAATAAATCCATAATCAACTCCTAAATACATCTATCGCCTTTTGAACTGCATTATTTCTCATTGTTTCACTAGCAAAGTAAATAGGCATCTTGGCTTCAGTACCAAACGACCATACTTTCTCACCGTTTTCTCGATAAACCCATATTCCGGGATTGATTCCTCTGTTAGGTGGATGTTCGCTTGGATATGTACCTGGGCCATAGCCAAACTCATCAGCTTGTGGATGTTGCATTCCTGTGTTGTAAGCTATACCAGCTCCAAACTCTATGAATATGGCATCCTTGCCTACAAGAGATATTGTTGCAACTATTCTGTCCTTTTCCTTTACTGTGTATTCTTTAACAACACTTGCAGGTTCGCTGTCACCCATAAAGGATGATGCTCTGCTACTAGCCTCTGTAAAACCAACACTTAGTAAAGCATCCATGAATTGTTCCAACTTATCCTGTAGTTCATCTTGATAAGCTTTAAGTTCCTTTATTGCTTTTTCTAACGAATCAATATCTAATTTGCATTTGATAACTTTACTCATTCATCATCAACTCGCTTTTTGAGTATAAATCTCTCTTCGTTAAGTGATGTCTTAATAGCCACCACTCTGTAATCTGCGCTTTCAGGAATTGCTTGTCCGTAATCGTCAATTTCAGGTGTAGATGTATGCCATATCAAAGTGCGTTCATTAAATGGCAATTTGCCTTTGTCAGCGCTTATCACAGCATCATAATTACTAACATTAAGTCCGTATTCTGCCATTGTCGTTTCGCCTGAATTAAAGGAAATATTTGCATAAAAAATAGTTGGCGGTTCATAGTTATTCTTTGTTTCGCTTAAAACTGGAATCAACTCACCATCAACATTGGTATAAATAATATTGCCTTCTTCATCTCTGGCATATATATCCTCTGTAGGTTCTGGCGCATCTTTCATTTGAGAAACAATATAATTATTTTCATCGTTCACCAGCGTATTGCCGTTAGAGTCATATATCTTATTGTTCTTCGGCTCCGAATAGAACATTTTCTGTTTGTTTTTCTTTAACTGACGCATTAGTTTACTTCCTTGCCCTCTATTCTATCAATTCTATGATGTGCAGATTTTGTTGATTGTTCGACTACAACAAGGCGTTTGTCTATGTCATCAACCTTGTTTTTTGTAGCCGATATATCAAACTTAATATCCTTTACATCACTTGATATTTCATCAAGTTTGCAATTTATTTTTGTATCTCTTTCAACCTTATCAGTTATATCTTTGGCATCATCCTTTCGGTTATTTCTAATGCCCATATAGATAGAAAATGACAAGGCTAAAGCTGAAATAATAACAGGTAAATAATTTGCCATTTCTCTACCTCGTTTTTCTTTAAATAGTGTGTAGCCCACCACCAATAATACACACACCCTTGCATCAAGGGATGTCACGAAGGCACAACACCCTCAACACGCACATCTACTAAAACTGTCTGCAATATGGAACAATACCATCAAAGCATTTCCTACGATCTATATACTGACGGGAAACTCCGTTTTCGTTATGCGAACTCTGTAGTTCTGCACCTATCTGGTTATAGTCGTATTTAGACAGTTTTTTAATATTAGATATGAATTTCTGCATATCACTTTCGATATCAGAGGCAGACATATCACTAGGATAATGCCTTGCCTCCATAATCTCTGTAATCGCATCGTTGAGGATTTCTGTTAATATGGTTATATCGCGTTCCTCCGTAACACCCAATGTGATTTTTAAGGAATCTAAAATTTGATTGAATGTCTGTTCATCCATATTATGTCCTCGCTTTTATTTGTCTTAAGCTGAAGGTGTATCTCCAATTGTTCCTACAACTACTCCATAAAGGTTCTCAGCAAACAGCTTGATACCACAAGCAACTGTATCGTTAACAGTAAGTCTTGTCTTATCTGCTGACTCTGTGATACCAACAAGTCCTGTCTGATCTGTTGTGAAATCAAATCCTCTTGCGATATCATCTGTTCCCATGTTGATGTAGTACAGTACAATGTTTTCCTTAGCTGTAGCATAAATCTTGCCCTTTGGAACATCGCTGTTAAGGAATACATCACCAAGTCCAAGGAAGTTCTTAAGATATGTCATACCGAAAAGTGTCTGAAGTGAAACACTTGCTGATCCAAGATAACCTGCAAGGTCAAGTGGGTTCATGAAGAAAACAGAATCGATATCTGTATCTTCGAAGATTACCTGAAGCTGTCCCCATGCGTTAGCAAGAGTGTCCTGGAATCCATCACCTGTAGCTGTTCTTGTACCTGTTGCAAGGAATGTAAAGAAATCACTTCTAATCTTTCTCTGAACAAGTTTAAGCATTTTATCTGTAGTTGCTGTTACAGCCTGGTCATATCCCTTGTCATTGATAGCTTCGATTGATGTAGCCTTTCTCCACTTATCAAATGTCATCTCTCCTACAGGCTCCCATGTTGTCTGGAACTCTGAAAGTGGAATGATTTCTCCCTCTGGTACAGCACCATTCTGAAGTTCTCCTGTAACCTTCATTACTTTAAGAATAGAACCAGATTCTTTCTGAATCTTTCTTGTTACACCAAGAGCCTCAACAAGTTTTCTAATATCGCCATTAAAAATTTCAACGAACTCACGCTCTCTTACACGAGCGAAGTTTGCAGACTTTGAAAGTCTTGTCTCTGCACTAGTTGTTACATTAGCCATTGTTATATCCTCCTATAATTAGTTATCAAATAATTCCCAATTCTCCGCCATTGCTTTGCGTCTCTCTTCTCTATCAGGGATTGCCATAATCTGATCCCTTGTCATCGAAGCGTAGACACCTGTTTTTGCTCGCGGAATGTCTTTTATAAGTTCCTGCTCTTTAGCCAAAATCTTTTCATCGATAATCTTCTTTTGAAGTTTGAAAAGCGTATCAATATCGCCATCAACCTGTGCGGTTGCCGCTGCGATTGCTGATTCTTTGTCATAGCCAAGATCAAGGAACTGTTCTGTAAATTTATGGACCGATACCTCTCGCTCCAACTCTGCTAAGCGTTCATCACGCCTTGCCTGTTCCTCTGCTTTTTCTATTGACGCTTTTTCCTGTTCGGAAAGTGTCGCATTGTACTTTTTCTTATAGTCGGCTGCCTCGCTGCTTGCTTTATCCATAGCGCGTTTTAGCTTTGCATTCTCGACCATCAATTGCTGTAGCTGTTCCTCTGCATTTGCTGAATGTGTGGTAGGCTTTTCATCAACTTTTGCTGTTGGTTCAGCCTTTGTCTGTACATCATTAGTTGCTTCGGTTGCTGTTGCGTTTGTGTTCTCTTCCATAAAGTTTTACCTTTGTCCTTTCTGCGTTTTTGAATAGCTTCTCTGCTATATAAACTTCGCGTTTTTCGTCAGCTTCTCTGCTCGTATTTTTGTTTGCGTGATTAACGAGTTTCTCTACTCGATTTATAAAAAAAGCACCCGTTAAGGTGCTTGATTTGTTAAACATAAATTACACGGCATCTGCATTTGACCACTTCTTCAGGATGTAAGGCACCTGTTGATTGTGCGCTTGTTACATCTCTTGGATATAGCATCTTTGCCGCACCTACATCGAAGTAAGATCCAATCGGTATCTTTGCTCCATTTACTATCTGGTGTGTAGGTCTTACCCTATCATCGCCATAATCCATCCAAATCTTATGTGTCTTTCCTAATCCACTTGCTTCAATAAACTCTCTGCTGTTATGTACAGTGTTTGATTCCTCTTCGGCTATAAACATAGCCCTGTCAGTGGATGTCCAATAAGGCGATTCTCCCGTATAATCGTAATCATTAGGGTATTTTGCAAGGTTCTCTATAGTGCTACGATATGTCTCAGTTACTAGGTTTGAAATATACTTGTCTTTCTGTTCCTCAGTTTCAAAGTATTTTGTGTCGCCCAAAATATCGTATATGTCATAAGTCAGCTGTTGCTTAACTGTTGCCTCACTGATAACGCCCATCATTATGATTTCGAAGAATGTTGCGAAGGCCTCTTCCATATCCATAGCTAGTCTTATTCGCCTTTCAAGTTCTTTAGGTGGCAAATCCATAACCCTAAAGTATTCTTCATATGGCTCCGACCTTCTCTTAAGAATATTCAGTTTATCGAAATTCTGTATCGCCATTTATCACCCTGTTATATTTGGACTATTATCAATTTGGTCTGTTACTCTATCGCTCGATAACTCTGTATCAACTTCAATTTGTTCCTGCGCAGGTTCTTCTCCAAAGGTTTTTTCTTGATACTTCTCAATTGTTTCCTTACTTCTCTCCCAAACCTGGCTAGGATCATCAAAGAAGTTAATACTCTGAATTGCGTCAAGGCCATTGATACCATGAGCAACCATTGTTGCAAACGCATTAGTCTTAACTGTCATTTCATAAGACTTCTGACGCTTTATGTATGGCTTGACATCAGCAAGTGAAAGCTGTTTGATAGGATCATCAGCACCTAATTTTGTCTGTTTTCTTATAGCCTTAAACACGACTTTAAGTTCAGCACACTTGCATAAATCCTGTATGTTTTCCTTCTTGCTTGCAGATGCTTCAGCGGCACTCCAGCCAGACGCATCACTCATGGCTATGCCTGTTGAACCACCAGAATTATCATTTCTCTGTGGCACATCACATTTCTGTAATATCGTCTGTCTCTTGGTAACAATATTGTTAAGCACTCCACTGTAGTTATAATTAACTGTAAGTGGTGTTATAGAAGGCTTATTGCCGTTATTGTTAGTAAATGTCTGTAGCCATTGACCATTTTCAGGTCTTTTAACTTTAGTAGTCACAGTACCATCTTCATTCTCTATTTCCTCAGTAGCAAAATCTACATCGTTGGCGTGCCATATGGCCTGTGTGTTTTGGTCAACATCGTTAAGGAAGTCCGAATTTAGTAGGTTCAGCGCATCCATTTCAGGAATCTGTCTCTCAAAACATCCCATTCTGTCATATGCTCTTACCCATTCGATAATAGGGATAATCCCTAGGTAATTTGCAAACTCTGTAATTTGGTTCTTGCTGTTAACTACAAATCTGCTGTTCTGAGTAAAACAAGTGTAGATAGTGTTTTCATCTTCATCCGTATCACTGAATGTGACAGCCATAACAATTCGCTTATCTGTGTAATATGTGCTACGAACTACAAATGTAAACTCAGGATCTAAAACATCAAGTGTGAATGGACTTTCGCCTTCTTCATAGTCGTTGTTGAGGTCAACATATGTATATCCAACACCTGTTATCTCAACAAATCTTGCTAGTTCCTGTTGTTTTCCTCTATTTCCAGCCAACTCATAAAAATCATTAAGCAAAGCGATAGATTCTGAATCAACATCCGACTTCTGCCCCCTCTGTATAAGAGTAATTGGATATCCCCAATCATAGCCTAGCTTAAACTCTGTAATCTGGTTCGCTATATTATCAACATCACATATATCTATCTCCGGGCGGACCTTTTTAACCCTGTTAAGTGGCTGGTCGCCTTTTTCATAACGGAGTAGATATTTGATGTCGCTAACATTCTGCATATGAACAGATCTTGCTGAAGAAAGAACATCTATTAAGTTTTCCCTTGTAACATATGCCGCAGGGGTATATATCACTCTTCGCCCTAACTTTGTGTTGTAAATAGGACTTGAATAACTATCGTTTCTATCTATCATCTTTACTCTCCAATAAAAAAGCCCCTCACAAAATGTGAGAGGCTGTGTTTCCTACCTATCCAACTCTATTTAAATCATAATTATTGATATATTGCAATTTCTAATATGTCTAAAATGTCTATAATGTCTTTGATTTAGAAATCCAGGTATGTTTCTGCGTATTTTTTCTCAAATTCTTGTAAGGCTCTGCCATGAATTACATTAGCTTGTGCTCTTGAAACATTGAGACTCTTGCAGATAAACTTCCAATCTTTGTACATGACATATCTAAGCAACAGAATCACACAAAAATCATTGTCCACATTTTCCAATTCCGTAATTTGCTTACGAACAGTAAGCATTTGGCTCCTATATTTAACGATATTTATGCCAACTCTAACTTTTTGTTTTTCTAAACTGATAACTATTTCACCAATAGGATCATTTTGAGGGCTAGTTTGCACTTTATCCCCAAAGCTAGGACTTTTTAGAGAAATCATTTCATTTTCAACATTTTTGTAATCCTCTACAGCAGCTTTATACCTGCCTTCAATTGATCTATAATGCTGTAAATATTGTTTTGCTGTCATGTTTCCCTCCTAAAATGGACAATTCATCACTACTGCTTTTCGTTGCATAGTATCAAATACTCGTTCTGCTATCTGTGAAATGCTATCAATAGCATCATCATGTGTATTCTTACCTATCGTTACATAGGTTCCCATCTCTTCAAGTGCCCTTTCATAATCAACTGACCGCTCATAAATGGTCGTTTCACCGTCAAATTCTTCAGGACTATGTTTTGTACTATCTAAAAATCTAAACTTTTGCCTAATCACACCTTCACAAGCCTTGATTTTATCCTCTTTTGACGCATTATTAGGCGCTCTTACGCTATCACAAGCGCATAAATAGTTACGATTTTTCAATTCTTCCTGTACTTTTGATGCGTAAAGCTGTCCACCGGCATTCGCCTCAAATGTAACATTCTTAATACCATGTTTGATAATCATATCTACAATTCCTGGTACAGTAATCGCAACTCCACTTGAGTTAAAATACCAATCCACGATGTAAATAATATCGTCTGTTTGGTCATGAAGTCCTATAGGCATTGATACGCTATCTCCACCACCAAAAGCCACATCACAGTTGACAGCAAATCTATACTTATGGCCTACAGGAAGTATGCCATTAAAATATCCAAGCTGGTCTAGTGGTAAGAGAATACCCTCTCTTACATATGGCTGTTGCTGAAATTTAGCCATCCATTCAGCTTCATTTCCAGCTCTAATAAGTTTATCCCTCATATCCTTGTAGTATTCAGTGGAAAAGCCTTTTACTTCATAGTCAAAATTGCTTTCTCCATTTTCATTTAATGCAGGAATGCGCCTAAAGACATACCTCTCATCATTTCCGTACATTTCCTCAAGACGCTTAATAGGATCTAATACATTCCATAATGTTCCAATCATAATCTCTTTGGCACCCTCATTTTTTCGGTCCACGCATTTGTTAAGATATTCAGAAAATGTATCATCCATTCTTCTAGGCGATAATGAGTGTGTTCTATCTCTAACAAGGTCATCTATAAATAAATAACCATCGCTTGATATATCTATGGCTCCTGTCCATGTTCCGTCTATACCTCTAAAAGTAAATGTTGGAAAATCGCCTTTAGATACAAGAGATATTGTCATTTTTTCGGCTGATTTATCCTCGATAAACTTCTTATCAGGGTTAAAGAATGTGTATAGCTCCTCATAACAGTATTCAGGTGATGTCATTGTCTCTAACATTTCTTTGTAAAAGTGATCTGCAAGGAAACCTGAGTGCGTACACATTGCATTGTGTGATTCTGGATGCCTCAGTTCTATCCAATCTCCAAAGAAAACCATAAGTGTTGACTTTCCTGTTCGTGATGGCAAAGATTCTGTAAGCATCTTCTGAGTCTTGCTATCTTCTAATCTCTGCAAATCATCAACAACAATTTTTAGGGTTTTTGCCCTTGGTTCATAAAAGCGCTTAGAATACTCACGCTTATGCTCCATGTAGATGAGAAATGACTCAAAAAATGGGAATGATTCTAATTTCACGACTTCCCAATACAGTTCTCTCCATATTTTTGCCCGATTTTTGTCATCTGTTACCCTTTTGAGCGCAACTTCCTTAATGTATTCCGTGTATTGCTTGTAATAATCCTTGAATTGAGCATCATAAAGATAGCCATACTGACAACAGGCTTCAAGGTCCTTATATAATTCGTAAATCTCCTTCTTATCCTGCTTTTTTTCGTCTTTCTGGCATTCTATACGAAGTTTTCCTATGACTTCGCCTATTTTATCTTTGTAAAATGGATAATCTCGCAAAAAAATAGCCTCCGTATAATAGGTGGAGACCTGGCAGGTTGGTTGCCAAGCCTCCGTTTCACTTGTTTGTGGGGGAAAGTGAAGTTAATTTCCTATGGCTGGATTCGAACCAGTATTCAGCATTCCATAAACGCCCATAGGAACCACTAAATAATTTTTTCAAAGGAGAAGTCACATATGATTGGCAAATTCGTGACTTAATCCCTAGCGGAACATTTGAAGTTCCTTTAATCAGCCACTTCAGGCTACTAGGTTGAAAGGTGTCATATGAATATGATAATGATACATGGGAAGTGTATCTAACTAACTTATTTCTCTGGTAATTACATTCTTGCAACCACCACACACATAAACTATGTAGTGTGTTTGACTCTTTGTTCTATCGAATGTCTTTACTTTTCTGCTGCCACATTTAGGACAACAGTTTAACTGAAATTTCTGTATGTATTCTTGTTCGCTATATTCTCTCATAATTTCATTCCATAAGCGTTCATGACCTTTTGAACTATGACTTCTATCTCGTCATTACTAGGCTCCGGCACATCCACATATTCACAATCTACAGCTATCATTAGGAATCGCCTTAAGTTCCTCTCAATCAATTCCCTATCACCATTTACCCAAATCTCATTATCCAGATAATTCGTGCCTAGTTTTGAGCTGTCCTCATTGATGTGAATATTCCATACCTGCCCTTTGATTGTTAAGTCAACTCTCAGCATTTCTTCTCTCCAAAAGTTTATATTTATAGCCTTCACAGGATAAGGAGTATGTTCTCCCTGTACCTAGATTTCCCATGAAGGCCTTTTTTTATTTTTTTTCGGAAAAATCTTTAGGGCTACTCGCCATATCTAGCCTAATTAGCCTTCCGACATACTTGCTCATGCTCTCCCCATTCTTATCCGACCTCTTCAGCAGATATCTAAGCATTTCGCGGTCAACTAGCACTCGCAGATATGTTCCCTTCTCATCGTCTTTCATGACTTCGCCTTCTGTTCTTGGATGTCTTTATCAATTAACTCACGAACATAGGCACTAGCTGTCATATTTGCTTTCTGAGATTTTTCAAGAATATATTTATAATGCCGTTCACTTAATCTCACTCTCAGATTATTCTCTTTGGATTTTACTTTAGGTGTCATGACAGCTTCCTCCAAACTCATGCCTTTATGTAATCGATATTTAATACAACCTTCTGTAAGTCCGTATTTCTCGGTTATCTCTTTGAAATCCAACAACTCTCCATGACAATCATATTTCTTTGATGGATGTACTATGGTTTTTGATATATAACAATTATCAGGTGAATATCCCTTTGTAGAATCTTTAAGCACTACATAAAATCCATCTGAATATCCATTACCCAAGCACCATTCTCTAAATACTAGAAAATCTTGCCATTCGTCGCACCATGTATAGCCTCTTGAGTTCCTTGTTGTCCATAGGTGATAAAGATAGCCCGAATAGCGCCCATCCTTATGCCTTACTAATCCTGTTTCATAGGCGTGCCTCAGATTTTCTTCCTGCGTCACCCACTCAAGATTCTCAACGCGGTTATCATCCTTAACGCCATTCTTGTGATTAACCTCTGCCTTATTCTCTGGATTATCTATAAAGGCTATTGCTACTAGTCTATGTATCTGCTTATTTATACTCTTGCCATTGATCTTTAGATTAACTTTCGTATATCCTTTGGGTAACTTTACAGGTTTTAATACCATTCCTGTTCTGTTATTCCGTATTCTTCCCAAATTGCTTACTGAATATACTCCTTTAACCTCTTCTATCTCTCTCCACTCTTCGTGTGAACTCATTTCCATTGTTCATCTCCTCTTCGTGTTGGTAAGTCTTTTTATTTGTTTAATAATTTGAGGGGCTAACCGCGCTCCTTTTTGCCCGGTTGTATAACCCCCCTAGGGGGCTTTTTATCCTGGAGCCGCTGCCCTTCTGCCATTGTGCAAAATGCCTAATGCGTAGTAAGTACACCCGTTATACACTGTTGTTGTTATCGCCTGGAGCGTCAAGCTTTAATCTTTCGGACCGTTCAGAGGGCAAATAATAGACATTTTGTGTTGCTATGACCTGTTGATTTTTGCCCCATTCTAACCCGGTCTCATGATCATTGTTAGCAACTGCAAGCGCCCCAACTGGGGTATCATTTAATATGCTTATATGCTGGGCTTTGTGGTTCTCCTGTATGCTTTTAAGTATTGCTAACCTTTGGGGATTTAGTTCTCCACCGTTCAACCAATTAGTTAAGGTGGCATTACTGCAACCGATTAAATACCCAAAAGATATAAGGCCTAAAGATTTATTAAATCTTTGACATATTTCTATAAACTTATCAGCTAGCACTTGTAATAATTCTATGTTGTTATAATCAACATAACTTTTTTGATTATTACAAAGTGTTTCAGAGGGTTTAAATAATTCTTGATAGATAAATGACAGCATATAGTTAACAGTTGAATGTTTTATACTGGTTATAGATTTATAATCTTTATCAATGCCGTTAATATCTAAAAATTTATCTATACAATTATCTATATCTTGCGACACTGTATTTATATTTATATATTTAGTTTTTGGGATTGATCCAGGCATATATATTTATAGGCTTTACCCCCTCCATAATTACGGCCATGGCATTATATAATATATATATTCATAACAAGCATCGACTTGTTGCGGCGGTTGTTATCTCAACACAATATATATAAATAACCTGCCGGGCGTTTTCTTGCTTTTTTTGTATCACTTCGGGCGGTCAACCTGCAATACACATTGTTGTAAACTCGTAACGAGTTTATATAGATATTGTTGTAATTGTTAGATATTGTTGTAATATCGAAA